CGCCACAACACTGGCCAGCACCGCTGGCGTTAGCGGGAGGGTGTATCGGTCGAGGGTTACAGCGGCTGCAAGGGCTGAGACTCCGATGATCGTGATTGAGCCAGTGAATGATGTTGCGCAGCAGCAGACTTCCTTGCCAAAGCTTGACTGGACAATGCGGGTGAGAGTCGTTGTGATTACTAGGTCAACAACTCCCTATACAGATGCAGATTCGGTAATCGAATCGATGCACTCCAAACTTATGGCTGATTTGACTGTTGGAGGATATGCAATTGATGTGCAGCCTGTTTTGACAAGCTTTGAGTTTCTTGATGCAGACCAACCTGCTGGCGTGTTTTCTAATGAGTACGACGTTAAATACAGAACATCAGTAGCAGACCTTACTTCCTACTAAGGTTTAAGCAGTTGCAAGGATTACGATGAAAGACGAGTACAGCGGTCAAGGTGGGTCGTATCTTTTCGATCCAGAAACCGGAAAACGCACTCTGATCAAGCGAACACTTCCCGCCGACACCCCACAAGAAAATGGCACCACTTCTTCTACGCAAACGACTGATTCTGATCGAAACAGAGTCGAGCTACGGAGTCGATCCGACTCCAACAGGAACCGACGCGGTTTTGGTGAGGGATCTGAACATCACCCCGCAGCAAAGTGAAGTTGTTGGACGTGATTTAATCCGTCCTTACTTAGGCGCTTCTGAACAGTTGCTGGCTAACACTCGCGTTGAATGTACTTTCAGCGTTGAGTTAGCGGGGTCTGGCACTGCTGGCACCGCGCCTCAGTACGGTAAGGCTCTTCAGGCTTGTGGCCTTAGCGAAACTGTTGCTGCTGGCGTTAGTGTCACTTACGCACCAGTAAGTGCAGCTTTTAGTTCAGTCACCATTCACTACAACATTGATGGTGTTCGCCACAAAGTGACTGGCGCTAGAGGAACCTTCACCTTGAACGGAAGCGTAGGTGAAATCCCCACGATTGACTTTACGTTTACTGGGATCTATAACGCTCCTGATGACTCAGCACTGCCTAGCGTCACCTACGCAGACCAAGCAACACCGCTGATCTTCAAGAACGGCAACACAGACACCTTCTCCTTGCTTTCTTACTCTGGCTGCCTGCAGTCAATTAGTTTTGACATCGGCAACTCTGTTGTTTACCGCGAGCTGATTGGATGCAACAAGGAAGTGATCATTACTGATCGCCAAGCCAGCGGAAGCGTGAGTATGGAGATGATTTCGATTGCCACGAAGGATTATTTCACTGCTGCACTGACTGACAGTGCGCTGGGCAACCTCACGTTCCAGCACGGCACAACCGCAGGGAACATTGTTGATTTTGCTAGTACCCGGATCGACATTGGGGACGTAAGCTATGCCGACCAAGACGGCATTGCGATGCTGAACATCCCATACACTGCGATTCCATCGACCGCAGGGAACGATGAAATTTCCCTTGTGTATACTTGATACGAGGGAGCCAAGGCCGTGTTGGGAAGCACGGCCTTTTTATTGCTGTAAGCTAATTGCAGTTAAATTTGCTCAATGGCATTCGTCCGCAAAAAGGTCAAGACTTTTAAATGGCCTGTAACAGTAGAAGAACCTGCTGATGGCGGGGTATTTGATGAATCCAGCTTTGACGCAGTATTCAAAAGAGTTCCACGGTCTGAGTTCCAGAAGCTTGCAGACAAAGGCGACCTTGAGCTTCTAAAAGCTGTCATGACTGGATGGGAAGGTATTGAGGACGAAGATGGGAAGCCGTTGCCGTTTTCCCAGACAGCAATGAAAGAATTTGCTGATGATCCTTATTGGATTCGTGGCGTCCTGAAGGCATATACGGAAACTTTTGAAGGCGCAAAACTGGGAAACTAAAAGATGCCGTCAAGTATTGGGCGAATGGCGGCAAAAAAATAGAAGACAAAAGTGAAGATGACGCAGCGGCATTTGGTTTGAAGCCGTTGCGTCAGACGGCTCCTAAAGAGGAGCATTTTGAGGTGTGGGAAGAAAATTGGGATGTGTTAATGATGTTCTTGCGGATGCAGACGCAATGGACCGTCACGATGGGAGGTTACGTTGGATTGAAATATGAGGTGTTGTTAGGTGCGTCAGGACTGATGTCCCTTTATGATGTAGAGAATCCCCGTGAGATGCTGGAGAGCCTTCAAGTAATGGAAGCTGCTGCACTCTCTGAGCTGAACAAAAAAGATGGCAAGTAAAAGCGTTTCACCTGTTGATATTGTACTTAACGTTAAAGGCAGCGAAAAGCTGCAAAAATTAAATAGTTCGTTCCGCGATTTATCAAAACAACTTAACAAGCTTTCAACCGGAGACCTTCAGAAAGCAACTGACGATGTACGAAAGTTTGCTGCAGAAGCTGGCAATAGCGAAGCGACAATAAAGGCTCAGATTAAAGCGTTTGAAGGCTTGCGAGCGCAAGCCAACGTGACAAGTACGGTCTATAGAGACCTTGGGAAGGGTATTGTCGATCTCAAAGCCTCGCTTGACGGGCTTGGCGCAAAATCGCAGGCTCGCGCTAAAAATCTTGCTGAGGTTGGCACAAGCGCCAAGTCTTCTGTTTCTCAAATAAAGGAGGCCATCGAGGAGTTAAAGCTTCTGTCAAAAGAAGCTAGGACGGGCTCTGACGCATTTGCTCGGCTGAAGAGCAATATCGCACAGATGGGGGACGCGCTGGAGATAGCAGAAGGCAAGGCTAAGAAGCAAAGAGAAATATCAAATCTCCTCAATGGCACGCTACGCAAAAGTTCAACTCTTATCGGGTTGCAATCTAGAGCCTACAGAGAAAGAGTTGCCATAACAGAAAAGCAGATTCAAGCGATTGACCTGCTTTCACAAAAAGAAAGGTCTACGGTTGCAAATACGGAGAAAAGACTTCGGCTGGAGGAAAAGCTTCAAAATCAGCTTCTTAAGGTTGCCCAGACTGGATACCTTGAGTTTGTTGCGTCTAGCCGTAGCGAGACTATCAAGCTGGCAGAGGCATTCAATAGCACGGATGCAGGCATCAATTCTTTCAGGACAAGATTAAAAGCTCTTGACAAAGATTTCGGCAAGCTTCCGAAAACTACGGCAGGGCTTAACCAAAAGTTAGCAGAGCTAAAAATTGAGCTTAATAATACTGTCAGATCAAGCTCTGACTACACCCGTGTTTCTAACGAAATTATCGGCATTCAGAAAGAGCTTGCCAAGGAGACAGGTGAAAGTGCTCAAGCGTTTGAAAGACTGAACAGAGCGCAGGAAGGAGCCGAGCGCAGAGCTGTCAAGCTTGCGGGTGCAGGCGAATATGTTGCTTCTGTTTCTGGCCTTGGATCCAAAGCTGCTGCTGAACGCATTGCGCGTGGAGGCACCCCGGTCATTGGTCAAATGCGCTCTCGGGAAGGGCGTCCTCAGGGCTATAGGGATCCTGCCTCTGGAGCAATGATTGCGCCTGGTGTCGGAACTTTTGCTAGTAGGAGAGCTTTTAGACAGGCAGGCGCTACTGCTTACGACAGACCTATCTCGCCAGAACTACCGCCTGCTATGGTGGCGGCGAGAGAGGCCCGGAAAAAAGAAATTGAGGATCGAATCAATAATCTGAAAAAGATTAACGCTGAGAACGATGCGCTACGGCAACAAGCAGCTATTCGACGATCTATCGAAAAGAACCAAAGAAGAGTTGCCGCCAAAGCTCCACGGGAGCAGCCGATGCGTGAAATTAGCGCACTGTACGGCCAGATTGGCGAGATTGGCATGGGCAAGATTATAACCGACATTGACATGATGGGGAAATCTTACAAAGAGGTCTCGGCGGATATTCGTGCGGCTACCGCCGCATCTAACGGCAGTATTTCAAGCCTGGAGAAGCAGCGAAGCGTTTGGACCCAATTACGAAATGGGCTTGACCCTGCTAGCGATGCTTTCAAGGAAGTAACAAGGGACATCGAAAGAGTAGACCGAGCTTTAGAAAAAACTTCCCGCAGAAGCCGCAAATTCTCCCCCGGTAAAGCGGCCCAGGTTGCTGGCGCAACGATTTCAGGCGGTATCTTTGGTGGTCCTGAAGGATTCCTTGGTGGTGCAATTGGTGGTGCGGTTGGTGGTGTTGGCGGGTCTTTTGCTGGTGCTGCACTTGGCGCTCAGGTAGGTCAGCTCAGGCAAGCGCTTGGTGGTTTTGCTGATTATGCAGCCAGTATTAAGAGACTGAGGATTGCACTGGAAGGCATTGCCGGAACTCAGGGTGAATACAATCGAGCACTTGCGGCAGCGGCCAGTGTCACAAAAGAATTAAATGTTCCACAAGAAACTGCCATTAGGGGGATCACTCGACTTACCGCAGCAGTAAAAGGCGCTGGTGGCGGTGTTGCTGATGCGGAGCTTGCGTTTAAAAATATCACTGCTGCTATTACGGCAACTGGCGGCGGAGCAGAACAGGTTGAAGGAGCCGTAACTGCACTCGTTCAAATTTTCTCAAAGGGCAAGGTTTCTGCGGAAGAAATCAACCAGATTGCAGAAAGATTACCCGGTACATTTAACAAGATCGCTGAAGCATCAGGCAGGACCGGGCCAGAGCTGACAAAAGCCTTGCAAGCGGGCGAGGTGGGCTTGAATGACCTGATGAAGTTCTTGGTTCAGCTAGGTGGCGAATACGGCGAATTGGCTGAAAAGATTGCTGGGTCTTCCGAGTCAGCTGGTGCAAGACTGACGGTTGCATACAACAATATGCGGATTGAGATAGGTAAAGCCCTTCAGCCGGTCGGTGCTGAGTTTCAGGAAGCGTTTTTGGAATTTATTACTGATATTGGCCCAAGTCTGGTGGGTATGGCGAAGGCTGTTGGAGAAGGGATGCGTTTTATTGTTCAAAACAGAGGCGCGATATTGACTATTGCATCTTTCGCGGCAAAGCTTGTTGCCGTGAATTTTGCACTAAAAGCGTTTGTTGCTTTAAATGGGCCACTAAAACTTATGTTCGCATTAATAAGAACTGGGTTCAGACAAACCACTCAGCAGGCGTCTCTTGCCGCAACAAAGCTGGCCAGGTTTGGAACGACAGTGAAAACTTTAGCTGCATCCTTAGCAGCGCCAATCGTAATAACCTTTGCCATTGTTGGCGCAGAGCTGGTTATATCTTACTTCAATAGAATTAAGCAAGCAAAAGCTGACCTTGACGCTTCTGGCACAAAACCTCAAGGTGAAGTTTTCTTCAGGTCAATCGGTGGAACGGCTGCAACGAAAGAAACGCTGAGATCAAACTTTAAGGATATTGTCAAGAATCTTGATATTGTCAGGGCCAGGCTCGCGAAAACAAAGAAAAGTATTAAAGAGTTTAAGGCATCGCAATCAGATAGTGGCGAGCGGGCCATGGGGGGAAGTGCGCCTCCTCTTGCTGGTGTAGCAGTCCCAGAAGACTTGACATCAAGGATAAAAGCAGACGAGGCAGAGCTAGCAAGACTTCAACTGAACTATAAAACTTTAATTGAGAAGTACCCTAGTGCTCCAGAAGCGGCTAAAGGCTTAACCACTTTCCCCGATCCCACCGGCACTGACGGCGGCGGCGGCGGCGGCAAAGGTAGGGCGGATCAAACGCTTTCGCGATTGATTAGCTTGCAAAACGAATACGATTCAATTATCCGATCAAGCCCATTATTAGAAATTCAAAGATTTCAGCTTACCAACTCACTGGCTTTAGTCCGAGCGCAAGAGGATAACAACGCAGAACTCATAAATACAATAAAAAACAATGAAATAAACCTTGCTTTTGCGGATCAAGAGCTGCGAATAAGAAATCAATACATAGACGCTATGAATGCTGCGAATAGCATAGAAAATCCACAGGAGAGGCTTTTAGAAGAGAGGATTGCAAAGGTAAAGCAAGCTTTTGAGCTTGAGAAGCTTGTAATTTCAGCCAATGGCGAGAAGCTTGCTCTTACTCAAGACACTGCTATAGCTGCAGAAAGAATTGCCAAGGCTTCTGAAGACGAGCTGTTCAACTTACGCGATCAGCTCGGGCTGGTCGGCAAACAGGAAAGGATCGATAGATTCAGGCAGTCAAGGAAAGACGCAGGAGATCCAAATGCTGAACAGCAAACCGATCTGTTCCGCCAAACAGTAGACCCAACGTTGACGGAAGGGTTGAGCCAAAACATTCGCAGTTTGAAAACAGAGCTGGAAGATCTAGTAAATCCAATCAACCAAATCACTGGCGCAGCAAACGCTATTGGCAGTGCATTCTCTCAGTCGTTCACAAATGCAATCACTGGTGCCACAAGTGCGAAGCAGGCATTGTCTGACTTTTTCAAAAGTGTTGCCAGTTATTTCTTGGATATGGCGGGGCAGATTATTGCGAAGATGGTGACGATAGCGATTTTAAATGCTGCTTTGGGTATTCTTGGTGGCAGTAGTGGTGGTGGTGGTGGGTTTAACCCCAGCGCACCAAGTATTACAGGTAACTCACTTGGCGACTTTGGCGGTGGAAGCTTTGGTGGCTTTATGGCCAACGGCGGACCAGTAAACGCGAATACGCCTTACATCGTTGGCGAGCGTGGGCCTGAGCTTATGGTCCCTTCAGGCAACGGAACCATTATCCCAAACGATGTGTTTTCGGCAAGTCGTGCTGCTATCTCTGGCGGTGGTCCGTTAGGTGCCGCTGGAAACTCTGGTGATCTTGGTAAAGATGGAATGGCCGAGAGCCGCAATTACATCAGCAATAACTACTCAACTCAACAAGCCATTGCTCAAAGTCAAGCAGCTGTATCGTCAAGTTCAATTTCAATGGAGCGTGTGATTGAGCGCAAGGCCGCAGAACGTCAAGCAACTGAAATGTCAGAACCGATCAGAGTTAAGCTGGACAC